TGAGCCGTATCAATCGCATGCTGAATGCGTCGGCGGATGTCTGGCGGTTCACGCGCACGGATGACGGCATGGGCGGATACAGCGAGCAGTGGGCGAAGATCTCGACGGTTCGCGCCCGTTACTCGCAGCCCTCGGCCACCGAGCGTGTTGCCGCTGATCAATCCGAATCGAGACTTACCCATGTGGTTTACGTGGACGCTGGTACTGATGTACGGCGCAGCGATGAGCTGCGTAATTCTGGGCGTACATACGAGGTGCTCGCAGTGTTCGAGCCATCAATGCCCGGGACCTACCTCCGCGCCGATTGCTGGGCGCATCAACCCGATAAGTAAGGACTAACCACATGGCGCTAATCGCCGTTCAGCCCGTTCCCGTTAGTGGGCTCGCCCCTTCCTATGTTTCCGCCTCTGCGGGTGGTGATCAGGCACCGATCGGAACCAACCTTTTTCTTGAGGTTCGTAACGGTGGTGGCGCCTCGATCACTGTCACGGTCGTTACGCCTGGCAATTACAAGGGTCTGGCAATCGCTGACACTGCGCTAGTCATTCCGGCCGCAGGTAGCGGCGTGATTCCACTGGACAGCGTCTACCGCAACCCGTCGACCGGTCGTGCTGACATCTCGTACAGCGCGGTTACCTCGGTCACCGTGGGCGTCCTACAGGTGGGCTAATGGCGCGCGGGAGCGTGAGCGCCCGGGTGACGGGGACGGGACATGCGATAGCCCGAATCCTGGCGTTGCCCGGGAATATGAAGGAATCGCGCGCTGAGATCCTGCGGGACTGGGCCGAGGATGTACAGGACGGCGCTAAGCGGCGCGTGCCGCAGCGTACCGGCAACCTGCATGACGCGATCGATAAGCGCGTGTATGAGCAACAGGGTGTGGCCTATGTCGGCGTGTACAACCCGGAGGAACTGGAGTACGCCGAATACGTCGAGAAGGGAACGTCTTCCATTCGTGAAGAGCCGTACCTAGTACCGGCGTTTGAGGCAGCGCGCGGGGCTGTGGTCCCGAAGTATCGCGCTGAGCTACGCAGACACCTAGGGGGCGAGTGATGGCTACGGCTGTACGGCCCCTACAGACGGCGGTGTTCGCCAAGCTGAAAGGCTCGACGGCGCTTAGCGCCCTGGTTACTGGCGTCTATGACGAAGTGCCCGAGGGTGCGGTGTTGCCGTACGTGTCCATTGGCTCGATCACGGAGACTGCCGACGATGCGCACGATCACCAGGGCCTAGACGCGCTGATGGTTGTTCACGTGTGGTCTGACTACCCGGGCAACGCTGAGGCGGCGGACATCTTCGCTGCGGTAGACGCTGCCCTTGACCGTGTGTCGCTGACCGTGGCCGGTTTCAAGGATGTGTCCATTCGGCACGAGCAACACCAGTTCGTGAAGGATTCGGATCCGCGCATCCGGCATGTCAATGCTCAGTACCGGGTGTGGCTCACCAAGACAAACTGACACCTACTCATTTCAGTAGGTGCGATCCAAGATAGGAAGGTGTCCGCATGGCTGGCCTAGACGCGTTTGGCATCAAGCTACAGCGCGGCGACGGCGTTACCCCCACTGAGGGGTTTGTCGCTATCGCCAACGTGACCAGCGTTAAGGGTCCGGAGATCGAGCGCGAGACGTACGACGTTACCGCGCATGATTCGCCGAACGGGTGGCGCGAGTTCATCGGCGGTCTGAAGGACGGCGGCGAAGTTTCCGTGGAAGTCAACTATGACCCCCGGAGTCACGACCCGCTGGTTTCGGATTTCGACGACCCGACGCCCCGCAATTACAAGATGCTGTTTCCCGGCACCCTGGGCTCGTGGGCATTTGCCGCGATCCTGTCCGGGTTCTCTCAGGAAGCGCCGGTAGACGACAAGCTGTCTGCCGAACTTACTTTCAAGGTGTCGGGCAAGCCGACCATTACCGCAGGGGTGTAACGCATGGCTTACCTATCCGCTGATCAGATTCTCGGCGCCGATGACCTCAAGTCTGAGGATGTTCCGGTTCCCGAGTGGGGCGGCACTGTTCGGGTGCAGGGCATGACTGGCTCTGCCCGAGACAAGTTTGAAGCCTCGCTAATGAATGACGGCATGGACGGCGTTGACAAGGGTAAGGCGCTGGATAACTACCGGGCCCGACTATCTGCCGCCTGCATGGTCGACGGAGAGGGTAAGCGGCTGTTCCGCAGCGATGCTGAGGTTCGGCGCCTGGGGGAGAAGTCGGCGGATGCGCTATCGCGTGTCGCTGATATTGCTACCCGACTTTCCGGCCTTTCGGCGAGCGATGTTGAGGAACTGACGGGAAACTAGCGGACCGGCCAGAGCGGCAATTCTATTTCCGCCTGGCCGGTTTCCTCGGCGGTATGACCGTGGCCGAAATGCTTGCGCGTGTGTCGTCCCATGAACTCACTGAGTGGATGGCATACGAAAAGCTGACGGGCCCCCTTGATATGCGCCTGCGCGGGGATGTCAGCGCGGGCATTGTCGCTGCGACGGTTGCGAATTCGCAGGGCGCTAAGAAGAAACTCAAGCCGGGCGATTTCATCCCGACTTGGTTCAAGCGCAAGACGACTGTCAGGGATGTGTGGATGGACGTCCTAGCGGCTAACGCTGCAATGGGCGGGGCCGTTCGCCACAAGGAATAGAAAGGGGGTGTCCATGGCCACACTGGCAACAATGACGGTGCGGCTAGGTATCGACACTTCGGCGCTGGCGGCGGGGGCTCGGCGAGCGGCTCAGACGGCACAGCGAATGGGCGCGGCAATCCAGAATGGCGTTACCACGGGTGCTCAGCATGCGGGTAAGGCCATGCTTGCGGTTGGGGCGAACGGCGCTAAGGCATTTGGCATCATGTCGGCGGGCGCTGTCGGTGCTGCGGGCGCGCTCGCGGGTGTGGGTCTGGCGTTCGCCGGTATCGGCGTGAAGATCGCAGCGCAAAACAAGGGTGTACAGGACGCGTTCACGGGCCTAAAGGAGCACGTGACGTCAACCATGCAGGATCTCGCCAAGCCGATTGTTGCTCCGCTCAAGGATGCAGCCGGGCAGCTCAAGGGCATCTTTGATTCGCTGGCCCCGCAGCTAGGCGAGATCTTCAAAACGGTCGGCCCGATGATTAAGCCCCTGGTTGCTGGCTTCGGCGAGTTCGCTAAGGGCCTGCTATCCGGCGTTGTGCCCGCTATGCAGAAGATGCAGCCGCTGATTGAGTCGATTGGTGGCCTACTCGGCGACCTGGGCGCGGGTCTGGGCGGGTTCATTGAGGGTATTTCCGGCGGCATGGCCGAGGCCGGGGGAGTCTTTGACTCTCTGGGCGGCGTAATCAAGTCGCTATTGCCCACGCTGGGTCAGCTAATGGGCCAGATGCTCAAGGTTGCCGGGCCGATCCTGGCTAAGCTGCTCGACGGCCTCGGGCCGGTTATCGAAATGCTGGGTCAGGCGCTCGGGCCGATCATTGAGGCACTGGGCCCCGTGCTCGGCGCCCTGGTGGACGCGTTTCTAGCCCTGGTTCAGGCTGTAATGCCGTTGGTTCCGCCCATCATGCAGCTTGTGGTGGCGCTACTACCGGCGCTGACGCCGATTCTTCAGGCGCTTATCCCCATGTTCGGCGCATTCGGCGAGATCGTGAAGGCACTTGTGCCGATCATCACCCCGATTATTGCCCTGGTGGGCGAGCTGGCCGGCATTCTGGCTAATCAGCTAGCAGCGTTTATCGAAACGGTCATCGTGCCCGCTCTGAAGATGGTTGCTGCGCTATTGCGTGGCGATTTCTCGCAGGCTTTCGAGTACGCGAAGCAGGCTCTTTCGGGGGCGCTGGACTTTATCGTCAGCATGTTCACGGAATTCCCCGGCAAAATCATCCAGGCTATCGGCCCGCTCGCGAGCATGCTGTGGCAAAAGATGGGTGAAGCCGGTCAGAAGATGCTCCTAGCCATGCAGGCGAAAATCCGCGACCTGGTGGCAAAGGTCAAGCAGGTTCCGCAGATGGCTCGCGACGCGCTGTCGAACATCGGCTCTGTGCTGCTGAACGCCGGTAAGCAACTGATCCGAGGATTCATCAGCGGCATCACGTCGATGATTGGCAACGTCAAGTCGACCCTTGGTGACCTGACCTCAAAGCTCACGAGCTGGAAGGGTCCGGAGTCGCTGGATAAGAAGATCCTGACGCCCAACGGTCAAATGGTCATCGGCGGATTCATGAAGGGCATTGACAAGGCAACCCCTGGCCTGCGCTCGCAGCTACAGGGGCTTACCGGTGATCTGCCCGGAATGGCCATGGACGTCAACCCGCGCGGTGTATTCCGTTCGGCGACGCGCATGGATCAGCGCATGGTGGTGGATGTCACCGGCGCTGACGAGGACATGAAGCGGCTAATCCGCCGCATCGTAAAGACGCAGGGGCGTGGAAGCGTTCAAACTGCGTTCGGCTAAACAGAGAGGGTGGGGCCCGTGGCCTTTCCGCTGGATATTCGTACTGAGCTAAGGCTCAATGGCGCGTGGTCTGACATTAGCGGTGACGTCTATGTGCGTGACGCTAAGCAGATATCGCGCGGGCGACGAGACCAGGGATCGGCCACGGACCCCGCCCATCTGTCGCTGACGCTCAACAACAAGTCGGGGAAGTATTCGCCCCGCAATGCCATGTCGCCGCTGTATGGGCAGATTGGCCGCAACACCCCTATCCGGGTTTCGGTCCCGTCCACCGGTTCCTATCTGAATCTTGAGGGTGTCGCCGGGGACTCCGTCAGTACGCCGGACACGGCAGCGCTGGATATCACGGGGGACATTGACATTCGGGCGGAGATCTCGCCCAACTGGTATGGCCCTGATAGTCAGATGATTATCGGGAAGTGGGAGCCGAACGGCGATCAGCGTTCGTGGATGCTGCGTCTCACATCGGGGCAGCTATTCTTCCAATTCACGACGAATGGCGTTGCAGCGACCGGTACCGGGTTCTTCTTTGGTCGCAACCTGCCGGTACTTCCGGAGCGTGCTGCCGTGCGTGTGACCATGGACGCTGATAACGGCGCTGGTGGTCGTACGGCGCAGTTCTACACGGCGGATTCGCTGGCCGGTCCGTGGGTGGCGCTCGGTGGCCCGATTGTGATCAGCGGCTACGGCACTACCCCGATGTTCTCGGGCTCCGCGCCGCTGGTTGTCGGTGGCACTGACGCTCCGTCCAAGCGGTACCCGATGGTGGGGCGGGGCTACCGGTTTGAGGTCCGTTCAGGCATCAATGGGACCGTGGTTGCTTCCCCGGACTTCACGGCCCTTACAGCGGGAACCAGGACGTTCACGGATAGTGCGGGCCTGGTGTGGTCGCTGACCAACGGCGCTGAGATCCGCGACCGGGAAGACAGGTTCGTTGGGGAAGTCTCGACGTGGCCAGCCCAGTGGACGTCGGATGAATCAGACATCTATGTCCCGCTTGAGGCATCGGGCATTCTGCGGCGACTAGGGCAGGGGCTAAAGGCGCTTGACTCGACGCTGCGGCGCCGGATCCCTACCGGTAATCCCGTGGCCTATTGGCCGATGGAGGATGCGGGCAACGCGACCCGGGCCTACTCGCCGATACCCGGCGTGGACTCAGCGGCCATGGCTAACGTCGATTGGGCGTCGGCGTCTGACCTGGTGTCGTCCAATCCGCTACCGAAGATCAAAGCCGGTGGCACGCTGTCGGCCCCGATTCCGGCGTCAATGGCTAGCGGCGAATGGCAAGTTGAATTCGTCTACAACGCTGACGATAAGGCGCCGCCGGTTGTCACCCCGGGCCCTGAGTTCATTTCGTTCTCGTCGCCGAACGGCACGGTTCGCCGCTGGGCAATCATCCTCATGAACGGCACTGCCATCGTTCGCGGCTATGGCGGCGGAACCAACATGGTTGTTGACCAGGGCATCGGCATCGGTGCCGACATCTACCACGGCTGGGTACGGCTTCGCTTTTGGGTCAAGGAGGACTCTGGCACTGTCTCTTGGCGCATCAACTGGCAGGATGTCGGCGGCGACGCGGGCGGCCTATCGGGAAGCTACTCGGGTACGGCCGGGCGACTCAGCGCCGTAACGGCCAACTGGCAGGCAGTGCACGAGGGTTGGGGCATCGGGCATCTGGCCGTTCTCCCTGAGTCGGCGTCCACGCTGTATGACGGTTCAGACGACGCGTACACGGGCGAGACTGCATGGGGCCGTGTTCTGCGGCTTGCCAGGGAGGAGAACGTTCCCGTAGCGCGCATACCCGGGCGCCTGACTCCCGCGCGCGTAGGCCCGCAAAAGCCTGACAAGCTAGTGGAGTTGCTCCAGGAGGCGAGCGACGCAGACGGCGGAATGTTCCTCGAATCGCGCGCACGCACGGGCCTGGTGTTCCGTGACCGATCGTCGCTGTACACGCAGGATCCCGTCCTGACGCTGTCCTACAACAAGGCTGGCCTACAGGCTGACTTGAACCCGGTTGACGATGACGCGGCTGTCCGGAACGACATCACGGTTTCTCGCGAGGGTGGCTCGGCCGGTCGGGCGTTCCTGCCCACGGGCACTCTGTCGATTCAGGCTCCGCCGCTGGGCATCGGTCTGTATGACGAACAAGTGACGCTGAATCTCAGCGACGACACGCAGCCTGAGCCCATGGCCAACTGGTTGCTGCACCTGGGGACTTACGACGGGGCGCGTTATCCGTCGGTCACGCTGATGCTGCACAAGCCGGGGGCAGAGTCGCTCATCCCGGGCGTACTGCGCCTGCGCGAAGGGGACTTGATTCGGCTTACTGATCTTCCGGCGTGGCTTTCGCACGAGGATGTAGACCTGATTGTTGAGGGCTACTCCGAAGTGCTTGAGCCGTACCGCTGGGAAGTCACGCTGAACTGTTCCCCGGGCGGACCCTGGAATGTGGCGCAGGCTGACAACCCGACGCACGCCATTAAGGCCGATACTGATGGAACGCTCCTGACGGTCCCTGTGGGCGCTGCGGATACGACGCTGGCCACTCAGGTGGTTGCCGGGCCTAAGTGGACGGAGGACGCCAGCGAGAGCCCGTGGGAGGTCGACATCACGGGGGAGCGGATCCGCGTTGACGCTGTCGGCGGTCTGCTGTCGGCTAACCCGTGGATGGAAACGGACTTGACCGGTTGGGTTGGTCTCTCCACTGGCGCGGTTGCGTACGCGCCTGCGGTCCACCACCCTCGCGGAACGGCGTCAGCCCTGATCACTCCGAACGGTGTCAGCACGTCCAATAGCTTCGCCATGCAGTCGCGTGCCCCGGGTCTCCCCGGGCTGTCCTACACGGCGTGCTATTGGGTCTACTCGCCGGGCGGGTATTCCGATTTCCGCGTGTCGTTCGATTGGTACAACGCCAGCGGGACGCAGATCACGACCACGTCGGGACCGGCAACGGCTATTCCGGCGGGTCAGTGGACGTTCCTCACGTTCACCGCTACGGCCCCTGCGCTTACGGCCAGCATCGTTGCCCGCTGTCGCCAGGGTGTTACGCCGCCGGTCGGCGCTGTGTACTACGTGTGGGGGCTCCGCCTGTTTGGTCCTGGTGGTGGTGCTGCTGTGTCCGACAGCTTCACGCGCACGGTGGCCAGTGGTTGGGGCACGGCGGATACCGGGCAAGCGTGGGCGTTCACGGGCGGTGCCGCAGCGGACTACGCGGTTAACGGCTCGGTCGGACAGCACGCCATGAACTCCGCGAACGTCCTGCGGTACACGTACGCCTCGGCACCGAGTGCTGACGTGGACGTGCAGACCGATTGGGCGCTCGATAAGACAGCGGTAGGACAGCCCAACTACGCGTTTCTTATGGCGCGGTACACCGACACAACGCACATGTACATGGTGCGCGCGCAGGTGTCCCACGTCGGGCAGACAATCACGCTCACGCTACGGAAGCGCAACGGCGCGGAGGTTCAGCTAGGGGCCACGGCCACGCTGTCCAACTACGTGGTTGGCACGTACTACACCATGCGCCTGTCAGTGGTCGGCTCGACTATCAGCGCGAAGTGTTGGCAGCGAGGCACGCAGGAACCTGACGCGTGGCAGATCGTCGCAACTGACGCTGACCTGACGGCCGTTGGGTCGGTCGGCTGTCGCTCGCTGGTGGGCAACGGGTCCACGCAGACACTCCCGGTGACGGCGAGTTTCGACAATTTCCAGATCAACAATGTTCAGCGGTTCAGCGTCACGCGGGCGATGAACGGCGTCACTAAGGCCCATTCGGCCGGTGAATCCGTGGCCCTTTCCCGCCCCGCTATCGCTTCCCTATGAAAGGACCCGCATGGTTGCAACTCCGGTTAATGAATGGCTAGTGGGCATGGACATTACGGCCGGTCGGCTGGAATCCATGAATCAGCGCTCGTGGCTAATGGTCACCAATTACGGGGCGGACGCTTCCGGCGCTGTCAACGCGGATGCTGCAATCCAGCTTGCTCTAAACGACGCGCGTGATACCGGCGGGGCTTGGGTCCTGGTTCCGCCGGGCACGTACCTGATTGGTGCGACGCTGCGTATCTACAACAACACGCGGCTGACCCTCATGCAGGGTGCAGAGTTCCGGCGCAACCATGGCGGAACCATGATGCTGAATGGTGACGCTGGGCAGGCTTTCGGCGGGTACACGGGTAACGGCGACATCACCATTGAGGGTGGCCTATGGAACATGCGCGGGACCACGCCGGGCATGACGGGCTCGGCCATGTGCATATCGATCGGGCACGCTGAGAACATCACGATTCGTGATCTCGAAATCCGGGACCTTCCCGGCTACCACGGCATTGAGCTGAACTCCACGATTCACGGCACTATCGCTGACTGTCGCTTCCGTGGCTACGTCGACCCCGGGGGCCGTGACTTTTCCGAGGCCGTACAGCTTGACCTAGCCAAGTCGTCTGCGGAGTTCGGCGGGTTTGGCCCCTATGACCAGACTCCGTGTGAGGACATCACGGTTACCGGGTGCTACTTCGGTGGCAGCGGGACGGCCGGAACTACCGCGTGGCCGCGCGGAGTTGGGTCTCACTCGGCGACGATCACCAAGTATCACCGGCGTATCCGGATCAGCGATTGCGCGTTTGAGGGTGTCGTTCAGTACGGGGTCAGCGCGTATAACTGGGAAGATCTCACGGTGACGGGGAACACATTCAACTCGTGCGGTTCCAGCGTGCGCCTGCGGTCGGTCATCCTGACTGACACCGAGGACACGAAGCTGCCGGACGGCACGCAGACGAACGCTTCGCAGGTGATGCGCAACATCACGATTACGGGCAACACCATGCGCGAGGGTCTCGGCTATGACGCTGCGATCATCGTGCGCGGCGAGACCAGCGGCACCATCCTGAACGTGACCATTGTGGGTAACACCATGGACACGACCACGAACGCTCAGCATGGCATTCAGCTTGTGCAGGTGTCTCGGGTGACGGTCGCTGACAACGTGATTGCCAACGTGGCCGGTACGGGCGTGAGTTGCTCGAACCTTAACAACGTGAACATAGACGGAAACGTGGTGTGGGGTGCTGGCGCGAACGGCATTACCGCCGGGTTTAGCGACAACTCCAACATCCTGAATAACCAGATCCGCGACCCCGGTAATAATGGCGTGTTCATCAACGACTCTACGGATATTCAGATCCGGCAGAACTTTGTGCAGGGTGCGCGACAGTCGGGCGGTACCGGCCCTTACTACGGCATTCGCGTCTCGTCCAACTGCGCGTCCATCGTCGTATCCAGCAACAAGGTTCGGCCCACTAACCCAAGGGGTACCGCCGCGCACTACGCGTTTAACAGCGAAACGGGCGGGGTTGGTCCGACCGGCAGTAACTACCGGTTCGGTAACGACTGGAACGGTACTTACGCGAACACTCCGTCCGTGGTTGCTACCGGATTCACGTCGTCTGCGCTAGATCAGCCGTAAGCACACATCTACTAGAAAGGGGCGCTAATGAGCGTCACTGTAATTTCCGACCGTTACGTCATGGCCGTCCGCGCGGGCGGCAAGCTGTACGGGGACCTGATGCTAGGTCCTGATGGGACTACCAACAACTTCGGCACGGTTGCTGAGGCTGCGCGATGGTTCGCCTACATGGGCGGTGCCTACAAGTACGCGGCCGGTGGCTTTGATAACGCGAAGAGTGAGGCTGACGCGTGGATGGTAGACCCCATGCGCATCATGTCCAACGGATCCGTTGACGAGCCCGAAGAGTACCTAGTGGTGCGGAAGATCGTCACGCAGACGTTCACCGGAACCGAGAACACCCTGACGACCACGTACGTCCGAGACTTCTAAGCGGCTCGCCCCTCCTGGCCCCGTCGGGCGACCTACTGAAATGAGTAGGTG